CGCCAGCTGTAGTTACATTAGGAAACTGATATTTAAAATCTCTATTGGTGCTATCATAAAATAATTCTCCTGTTTTAGCACCTGCTAGATTGCCAGCACTATTACGAATAGTAGTGCCGTGTATATCTTTATATTCAGCCATTATTTACTCTTCAATAACCAACCTTGAGTTGAATCTGTAAATACTAAAGTATTTGCTGCTCTTTCTACAGCAACTGTCAAATCCTCTTCTGCTCCATGTATTTTAGAACTATTTCTAGCTATAGTTAAATTATTACTATCAAATGTTCCTGCGTAATCTACAAATGTAACTTCATCACCAATACTAGGTGAAGCAGGTAATGTTAAAGTTAAAGCACCACTTGTTGTATTCATAAATACACCTTGACCAGCTGTAGCTGTGTAATTACTAGTTTTAACTGATTGCCACTGTGTACCACCACCAATATAAGTTTTAATTCTAGAAGCTGCAACTTTTCTATTAGTTCCTCCAGCTCCATCATCTACTATAAATAAATCTGCGTCTACTAGATCAGCACCAATATCTGTTGCCCCATCTATATCTAAATCTGCAACTGCAATACTTCCATCTGGAAATACAGGTGCTTGTGAAAATGTAACAACACCATCCGATGCAATGGTTATAGAATCTGCATCTGAAGCAGAACCTATTGTACCACCATCTTTAATTAAAATATCATCTTTAAATGTTACTATACCTGCAGAAGAAATTGTTAAAGCATCTGCAGTTGATGCAACACCAATTGTTCCACCATCTTTAATTAGAATATCATCTTTAAATGTTACAATACCACCTGAAGATATAATCATAGCATCTGCTGCTGAAGCAGAACCTATCTGACCATCATCAGCAATTTTAATATCATGATTAAATACAGCCGTACCTGCATCTGACATATCTAATGTTAATGCAGTTATATCTGAACTACTATCTGTTCCTTTAAATATAATATCTGAATCACCAGCTTGTGCATCAATAGTAATATTACCAGATGTAGTAGTTAAATTAACTGCTGCATCACCTGCTGTTAAATCATCGGCTGCTGAAGATACACCACTTGTAAAATATGTTTTAAATGTAGCAGCACTAGTAACTTTCATAGTGCCACCATCATTATGAATTATACCATCACCATCTGCGATTGCATCAGTTCCTATTGTAGAACCACCATCAATTAAATTTAATTCAGTTGTAGTTGCTGTTACACCATCTAATAAATTTAGT